AAAGAACAACTCTCTGTAGTCTTTGGATGGTTCTTGCAAAGCGAATATCTTTTTGAGCTAAAGTTGTTTTGTCTTCCATTGAATCAGTTTGAGCTAAATAAGCTTTTGGCACCTTGAGTGCTGAAAACAGTTTATCACGAAGATATTGAACATCCTCAATGGCGTTTGTTAACTGCCCTGCTGCCAGAGTTTCAATTCTAGAAGACTGCCCGGCTCGGACAGGAATATAATAATCCTCATCAATACTCATGGCGTTATAGCGCAGGTCCACTCGCCCTGTATCATGATCAACAATTTGATTTCTCTTCATCTGGGTTTTTACTTGTTCAATATATTGCTCTACGTCTTGAGGCGGGATATTACCAACGTCAATATAAAACACTCGGCGTTCCGGCGAACGAACAACACGATACGCCATCATGGCATCTTCTGATAAAGTTAGTTGTCTCCATATGCGACGAGCAGGTTCTAAAACGGAGGTTCCATAAGGAACATATTTATCACTGCCCATTACACGAAAATGAGCTATTTGCCAATTCTCAAACGAGACACCCTCGTTACTAGCACCACGCCAGTAATATTGGATGTAGTTTGGATTCGTAGGATCTTTTCCTTCCTCTCTTTCCATTTCACGAACAGGCAAGGGTATAACGTTGGTAACACCAACTTCATCATCTATATCTAAGTACAAATAATAATCCCCATATTTACACATTGATCTTGCCCAACCAAACAAGTTAGATTCAATATTCAAAACCTTATACAAGAAAGAATTGATTATTTGTTTTATCTCTTGATTTTCGCAATCAATACCTACGATAGGATTAAGATCAGATGATGTTGTGATCTCATCTGCATAAACATCTAAAGCAGATGCTATCTCTGGTGTGTATTCCATTTCCTCAAAGTCAGCATATCTTTGCACCCGATCCATCGTGGAAAGATTTTTGAGTTGCATTGGTTGAAAGGGGTTATAATACTCTTTCTTTTTAAACTCCCTGCCAGTGCTGGTCCTAAAAGTGTACTTATCTGGAGCTTCGGATCTCTGACTTTGGATTTGTCTTCTTCTTCGGGTAACAATTGGACCACTAAAAAGACGAGTCAGTCTCTTAAAGAGAGCCGATTGAGAATTCCTTGGGTTATTTGAATTATCTTCTGCCATTTTTTATCCTTTATATATCCACGATATATCGTGAATTCTTCCATCGGTGCCAACCATGGTGTTAGATTGTTTCTGTTTGCTTGGAGTATATCCTCTCATGCCTGCTATTTTTGTATTCATTTGTCTACTACCCTTACTAATACCACTCAACATTGCTCTTCTATGTTCCACTTCTCTTTGGTTTGTTGTCAACGCTGTGTCCCTAACCCAGCAGGCAATCGCTAAAGCTATAACAAGGTCATCATTATATCCTCTCATGCCTTGGGGTCTGCCGTTATACCAAATAAATGTCTTTACCTCGTTAATTGTCCTCATTGAGTTTATTGTAAGTAGTTTGTTTCTTGTGAACTCTTCCAGTTTTGCAATAACTAATGGTCTTGTTCTACTTGACATGGTGAATCCAGCTACCCCGCCTCTTGCTTCTGCCGCCACAGCATCAACATATTCATGAGTTGATTTAAGACTGTAGTATAGATTATTATACCCTATTTCTTCTATTCGGTTAAGGACCCCATAATCATGATTATTTTCAATGACAAGAAGTGCTTCATTGTATTCTGTTGCCATGTTTATTAAAATTGGAGCAAACATATCAGCAGTTAATTTACCCTGATATTCAGCTACTTGTTCCATTGTGTCAAGTCTTATAATTTGTGCCACACTAAAATCTGAACCATCTCCCCTTGCAACATCCGCAGCTAAAAGATATTCAGCACCAGGCACAGGCTCTTCCCATATCCAATAGTTTCTGTCAAACCCAGTCCTATGTTGTGGCTCTCTAGCTTGTTCTAATATTCTCCTCAAGTCGTCTCCAGAAATTACTGTATCTCCTGAAGCATTGAAACTACACTGTAGTTCTTGAGCTATTTCTCTTTTGGACATGTTTCTGGTTTCTTTTGCAAACCAATTGTTATTTCTTTCTGGATGGACATCCCAAGGCAATTTCATACAAGTAAAATCATTTTTACCTTCTTCTGATTCCATGTATGTTTTGTGAAACCAGTTCCCAACACCGTTGGGTGTTGATAGGGCAATACAGCGACCACCAGTTGATAGCGTAGGGTAAAGACCTGCCCACAACTCATCCATACCCTCAACAAAGGCTGCCTCATCCACAACCAAAAGGGATAAAGCCTCTGAACGACCAGCGTCTCCTGAAGTAGATGATGCCTTGACTTGAGATCCGTTACTTAACTCAAACGATGTTCTGTTGTTGATGGAGATCTCGGCAATCTTTAGCCAACTGGGGAGATGTTTGTGAATAGATTTTACTTTTTTAACTAAGTTTGTGGCAGTCTGTAGCTTTGTTGCTACAATAAGCACATTCTTTTCTCTGTGGAACAACATTAACCAACAGATATAGCCGGCTACAGTTGTTGATATACCAAGCTGGCGTGCTTTTAAAATCACACAAAATCTGTGGTCATTGAATATCTTTAACGCATCTTCCTGAAATGGATATAACTCAAAGGGAATTAGACCCTTCATTGGTTCAGAAATTTTAGCGTAGCGGTTAATGAAATAAGCCGGGTCTTTTCCCGACTTAAGTATTTCCGCCATTGCCTCACTCTTTGTGAGGGACATGGCTAGCTATCCGTGGCTAAAATAGAAAAGTCAGGATTCTCTGGTGCCTTATCGTTTGGAGATCTTTTATCTGTTGACAAGTCCAAGAACTTCTTAATACCATCCTCTAATTTGTCCTCAGAAGATTTTCCAATATCTTCGGTGTTACCATCTTCTGCACCAATTTGATATGCTTTTGTTGCTTGCACCCAGTTTCTAACACGAGATGTGCTCTGAAAACTCACCTTAGCTTCTGCAACAGACTTCAAAGTAACGTTAGACCCTGTAATCTTTTTATATTCTTTCTTTAGGTGCTTAATGATATCACCATAAACGCCCTCAATTTTATTAACATATTGGTGCATAGGATGTATTTCTTTAAGGCGTGCTTCAGAATGATATGTTACAACCATTTGGTTGCCCGCAAACCTGACCTTAAATCCATCAGCCATGTTTCTTTTGTACATGTTTTTATCTTCTCTTTTCAAACCAAGTTCAATTGGTTTTCCATCCTCATCAACAGCCCCATCGTATGAATTTGCTGCTGCTTGACCTAATCCTTGGATAACATCTAAAAGTTTAGCCATTTTTCTTTCTCCTGTTTAGTAATGCCTGTATTCTCTCTTGATCTGGTACATAACCTTTGCTCCAGCGATCTTCTCTTCCTTGAACAAATTCTATATAACACTCGTAACAACATTTAAATCTATTCATATATAGGTCATCTTTAGAGGAAAACGAATATGTTTTACAAACCGGACAAGAACGGTTGTTTTTTTTGTCAATCACCGCTTTTGGTATAAAGATTCCCCCAACATCAACTTTTATAGAATCTTTACTTTGAGATTTTTTAGAAATGGCTTTTATTTGAGATAGATATTTTTTTTCCTTTGTTTCATCCCAGTCGGATCGGAAATTTTTGATTGCTTGTTCACCATATTCTTCGGCTAATAATCTTTCTACAGCAGCTATTTCCTCAATATCTTTTTTGTTGCTCATTACTGTCCCTGGTAAACTGCTTTTACTACAGCGATTACAGCCAGAGTTCCAGTGACCATACCTGTAACAAACCCTAGCGATCCCTTATTTCTCTCAAACCAAGTGTCCCTTTGGCGGGCAACTTCCTCAAGATTCTTAATTGATACTTTGTATGTTTCTTGTAAATGTGTGCAGACCCTTTTGTCAACAGCGCAATTAGCTTTTTCTGCTGCGTGGTCTATCGCCTTCTTTAGACTCTCTCTATAAGACTCTTCGCTGACAAGAATACCGACATAGGTTTTACCGCCGTCCTCAACAACAGCCGGTCTATCCTCAAAGGAAGTTACCTCATCTGCGTAAGA